ACATATCGATTTCACGACCATCTGGAGTAACCATTTTGCGGATCTTCATAGTCAATGTGAATTTAGGAGTTTTAGCAACAGCTTTATTGATAGCACCTTTATCGAATACGTTGTTCATTAAAAGGTTTTTGTGCAATGGGAATACTAAGCCCATAACTGGGTTGTATGCACCAAGAGTTGCACTTTCCAATAATTTGGAACGGTCATTTTCGTATTGAGCTTCCATCATAGCCATATGGTCTTGATAACCACCTGGGTTACCAAGAGCTTGGTATTCTTCCATATCAGCGGATTCAGATACGAAGAAGTCACGCATAGTTTCATTGGATTCAGGAGACATCATTACACGGCTCATTTCTGTATAGAATTCAGCACCTGTCTCTTGACGGATATTTTCTGCCATTTCACGAATAGCAGAAGCATATTGACGAGTACTGGAAGTGTTATAACCACGACCAAATACCACGTTGTCTTGTTTAGATTCACCTACAACTGGCATAATCTTTCTCCTTTCGAGATTATAAATTTATTTTTTGTATTTTGATTATATCAGGTATCTATAGGGACACCAAAATATTTACTATATTGTTATACTGCACAAGAGTATACAGTTTACTTTTTCATAGGTTCTTTAGGGGCTAAAGTACTCATTAATTCATTCAATCTATCTAGAACCCAAAGACAATAATAAAAGTCAGATTTGTTTTCAATATAAGATTTAGTATTAAATGTCTTAGTAATATAGTAAGAGATCATATCAGATAGCTTATCTAAAGATTTAGATACCTTAGTGATAACTTTCATATTATCAGAGTTCTTTTTAACGTAATCTACTTTCTCTTTGAAAGCTAAGGTTACATTATAAAGCTCAATGAATCTATCTTTCAATTCTTTAGTACGAATAGCTTTTTGTTCATCAGAAAGGTCTTCAAAGATTTCATTCTCAATACCTTCGATTTCCCCTTCAGAACCACCATCACTAGAATCTCCAGAATCACTACCATCAGATCCATCTTCAGAGTCCCCAGCATCAGGTGTATCATCACCACCATCACCGCCGTCTCCTCCATCACTTAGATCATCAGGTTCCATATCCCCATCATCACCACCAGCGTCAGAGCCACCATCGTCTCCTCCACTTAAGTCATCAGGTTCCATATCTCCACCGTCATCACCACCTGCATCCGGAGTATCGTCTCCTCCATCATCAGGTTCATCCATATCTGGTTCTTCAGGTTGTCCATCATCACCATCATCTGGGGCTCCATCTTCTAAATCTTCTGGAGCATCATCAGGATTATCATCACCACCAGCTAATGGATCGTCTCCACCTGCATCTGGAGTATCATCTCCTCCATCATCAGGTGCATCCATATCCGGTTCTTCAGGTTGATCTTCTGGATCGTCTCCTGGCTCATCATCGGCTGGATCATCACCACCACTTAGATCTTCAGGATCTTCATCAGTACCATCACCATCCGCATCAGGATCACCAGCTCCTAAATCTTCAGGAGCATCGTCTGCATTATCATCATTAGATTGAAGAGGATCTCCCCCATCTCCTGCTGGAGGTGGAGGTGTTTCTTCTTTTTTATCATCAGACTTCTTATCGTCTTCCTTTTTGTCCTCTTTCTTATCTTCTTTTTTCTTTTTATCGTCATCTGCTTCCATATAGATGACTTGCTCTTTGAGCTCTGCTAGGAAATCATTAAGACTCATTATATATCTCCTTATTAATCATCATCTCTACCTTTACTAGGTAGGGCTTCACCATGTTTAAATGCCATATTATACATGAGTCTAGCTTTTTGACTTTCAAGTTTCTTCTTAATCTTAAGAAGTTCTCTTTGTTTTTCTAGACTACCATCATCTTCAGCTTTCTTTAGATAACGGTTAGTCATTTCTAATTCTAATTCAATTTCTTCTAAAACTTTACGACGTTCTTTAGATTGAGTATCCATAGATAGTCCAAGATAACCTAAGACTACAATTACAGAAATAGCTGGATTGATTAGGTAGCCTACACCAGCAGCAATAGCTAGTTTAACAATACGACTTGCTTTAGGTAAGATTTTACCAGCAATAACTGCTTCCCTATTTTCAGATTCTAAATCTTTAGTATTAATTACACCTTTAAGTTGATCCATTTGAGCATCGAATTGTCTACTTACATTAGAGATATCAGAAGATACATCACTAATTTTAGCTTTAACTTTTTCAGATGCCATAGAAATGGTATTGATAATATTCATTTCTTTTAAAGTAGTAGGATAGTGAGTGAAATCATATAATAGATTAGCACAAGCTTCTTGTACTTTAGTTTGAATAATAGCTTCATCTAAAGAACCATCACTATATTCTTCTGGTTCAGATTCATTAAGCTTTTCAATATTATCTTTAATACAATCAATCTTTTGATAATCTTTAAGATCCTTATGGCGTTTACGTCTAGCAGTCTTAAGTTTTTCTTTTAAGATATGATCAAACTTACTATGAGGAATAATAGATGCTTCCATATTAGCTAACTGAGTAATGCCATCAATATCATCTAAAGAGTATCTATCAAATGATTCACTGATAAGAGATGGAATATCTTTCTCAGATAAAGATCTCATAGATTCAAATAAAATATCTAGTTTAGCTGGTAGAGTATATAGATTGCTTTCTTCAATAGATTCATCGATATTATCTATTAAGAGTCTCATTCTCTCTACAACATCTTTATCAATCTTATTAGCATACTTTTCATATGTAGTGAGTAAAGACTTAATTAATAAAGGTTTTATCTTTAAAGTACAGCAAGAAAGTAATGCTTCATTGATTTTAACTAATGTAATATAGTATTGAGTAGTATCACTATTGATCATACTCAATGCATCGAAGATCATATCCATATTATTGATATAAGTTTCGATACCTACTTCATTTGGAAGTACTTCAATAAGTTTAACAAAGTTATCATGAGTTGGATCGAATTTAAACTTAGCAATATACGCTTCCATCTTACCATCTCGTAAATCAATAACTTCATCAAGATCCATATCTTTAGGTTTATTAACTTTATCTACAATCTTAGCAATATCACTAGAACCGAATGGATTATAGTTAGCCATATCAGTTAGAGTAGATTCTAATGCTTCAGCATATTTGAATTTATCTTCAGCATTAACCAAGAAGTAATCTGCTGCTGCTTCCATAATACCAATAGTATCATATGGACAAGCATTTTTACTTAAGACAAAAAGATAGTTTTCTGTAGCTACTTTGAACTTACTAATGGCTGGCATATCATAAGTATCAATTAGCTTACAGATTGTTGTAGTTTCTTTGACTGCATCTTTTTTAGTTAATACGTTTTCGATTACAATCTTATCGAAATCAAAACGTCTACTGATCTTATCATAGTTTTTAATAATACGATCATAAGTTACATTCTCACATGCAACCTTATACATCATATTTAAAGTTTCTTGTTGAGCAGCTTGCCCTTCTCCTCCCTCAGAACCACCAGCTGATGGAACTAAAGAAGCAATATTACCAGCAGCTTTCTTAAGTTGATCTTTAACATCACTATGGATTTTTTCAACAGCATTAGCTACTTTGTTTTTAACTCTTCCCTTATGGAGAGCCATCTTACGTTGAAGATAATTTTTGAATTGATTTGCATCACGTACTTTAGTAATCGACTCTAATACTTTCTGACGATGCTTGTTGACTACTACTGGATCATTATCTTTATATAATTCCAATAATAAGTCTACAGATTTCATGATCGCAGTATCAATATTAGAATCTAACTCTAATATGTGTTTAAATACAGTATCAGCTTGAGTCATATTATGATTCTCTGATACGATACTATATAGACCGGCGTAATCATCCGAAGTCTTACGTATCTTATTCAATTCGAGTTGCCGTTTTCTAATATTCGTAATCATTTACGCATTTCTCCTTTTGTCTAAGACTTATGTTTATTATTAATAAGTTCAAATATTAAACATTATATTCAGCTAAAACTGGGGTTGATTAACATAAATGTAATACTATATTATTTAATCTTGGAGGGTAAAATGAATATTCCATTTATTATACATGAAGCTCCAATGACGGTTGGTGAATCTAGACTTGTTGAAAGTATCAACAACAAACCTGTTGCTGAAGGTATCCTTCAGGATGGTGATACAATTAATCGTAACCGCCGTTGTTATGCAACATCTGATCTTAAGGCTCAAATTGCGTGTGAGCGTACACAAGAACTTATCCGTACTGGTAATATGAAAGGCGAACAAGGTCACCCTATGAGTGATAAAGTTGAACGTCAATCTACAATTGATCCAGCTATGGTAGTAGTTAAATATCTTGATATTAAAGTTGACGGTAACTTAGTTCTTGGTCGTTATACTGGTACAAATAACCAAGCTGGTAGAGACTTCAATGAAGATCTCTTAGATGGTGAAAAACCAAGCTTCAGCCTTCGTGCATTAGGTGCATTGGAAAACGTTGGTGGTAAGAACTATGTAAAGAACTTAAAGATTATTACATGGGACCGTGTAATCTATCCATCTCATAAACGTGCATACACTACAGGTTTAATTAAAGAATCTGCTAGTATGGAAGACAACAATGAAGTTGTAGTTAAAGAAGGTTATGAAGGTCGTATTATTCCTATCAATAATCCAGCAGTAATCAGCTACATCCAATCTGAATCTGCAAATGTAGATTTAATCTCTGATGTAATGGAATTCAGTAAACGTGGTATGACTGTATTAGAAAACGGTGATGTACGTTTATTCGATGAAAGTGGTGCATCTTTGATTATGTCTCCTGAAAAATATATCAAAGATGAAATCATGGAATGGGCTAAAAACCAATATTAAGAAAAAAAATAAAACAACCCAAGGAGTCTAAGCTCCTTGGGTAATTTTTATTACTAATTTAGAATTACCATATTCTAAATACTCAACCGTATATTGTTTATCATTTAATAGACGTTCACCTAGATCATTAAGATTTCTAGAGTTGATATAGGATCTGTTTTCACATACCATGAAACTATAATGAGTCTTCAATCTATCAATATATTGAATCTCAATATTGTTATTGCTAAACTCTCTAAACTTTCTACCTAGCATATATTCTAGTTTAGCCATAGCTATAGCTATTGGATATTTAGGAGTATATATTACATTAGTTAAGTTATCTAGTCTAGATTGATATACTTCTGGGATTACAACTAGTCCAAGAGATCTAATATATTGGATATTATCTAATATCCATTGACAAGATTGTTTAACACATTTGAGTTCAACTTCTTCTCTATAACCATTATTGAACTTAATATACTTATAGTCAATCAATTGGTCTACATGAGTTAATTCATGGATAATAATTTCCAATGCTAAGTTTCTAATTTGGTCTGTATCAATAAATCCTTGTCGTTCTACAGTATCAGCAAAAGCTTCTAAGCTTACATAAATACAACCATATGGTGTAGTTCTAGCAATATTAGTTTTAGTGTCTAAATATCCAGATACAAAGCTTAATCTAGTATATGGATCTAATGTGTTTACCTTTCCATTAAATGTATTATATACGAATGTGAGTGTTTGTTGAGCTAATTCTATTACGTCAAATCTGTTCATATCTTTCCTCCTCAACATAATAATATATCAATAAAATGTACTTTTTAAAAAGGAGTCTGAAATTATGTTTAATAGAATGACAGACGTTGTAAATAAAATAGAGAGACGTTTAGGTACAGCTCCTTTGAACTTACCTGAAGAACTCCAAAAAGAACACTGGGCTGACAAAGTAATCAAACCAGATACATTGACTACATTTAGTCGTTTCTTTCCTCATATGGTTAAAGTGCAACTTAAACCAGAAGATAAGAAAGATGGTTACTATTTATTAGATCGTCAAATACCAGATAACTATGAGATTCTTGGAGTTAAAGATATCTTATGGTCTGATACTAATAATGAAACAGCTGGTCTACAACAATATTCTGGGTATGGTATCTATAATGTATTAGCAAGATCTATGGATACTGATAGTATCATGCTTGCTCAAAACTATGCTGACGTAAGCTCATTATTTAATAACGGTATCTATCTAGATTTTATTCCACCTAATATGGTTAAACTTGAAATGGCTGTAGGTGGTAATACAGATAACTTGCTATCTAATGTCTATATTGGTGTATTCGTTAAGCATCCAGAAAATTTAATGACTATTGAACCAACTAAGATGGAGACATTTGAACAGTTAGCTCAAGCTGATGTAGCTACATTCTTATTTGAATACCTTAAACACTATGATGGTATTGAAACAGTATATGCTAATATTGACTTGAAGTTATCTTCATTAGAATCTCAAGCTCAAAGACGAATGGAGATTATTGAGTTCTTAAGAGATAACTATGTTAATCCCGCTAATACTAACCAACCAATTATGTATACTGTATAAAAAAAATAAGAGAAGGAGATTGAATCTCCTTCTCTATCCTTATTTCAACATATTCTGTCTATTACTACCGAGAAGTGGAGTTATTGCCATATATCTAGCCATTGCTCCAGCATGTAATACAGGATTATATGTCATAAGGAATCTTCTGAATCCTTTAAGACGAGATACTGGTACATCGAAAGTTAGATCATTATTGAATCTAAATCTCATTGCTTCTGTTAGAGTACCACGATTATCATCAACTAAGACAAATGGAATCAAATCTACTTTATTATTCCATCTATCTTCTAAATGAAGATATCTTACTTTAAGACTATCGCATTTAATATCTAATAGATCTCCTGTAGTAGAATATAGTCTCTTAAATGGAGACATCTTATTTTCAGCATCACAGATATTTATAGCTTCTTCTACGACTGTACATAAATCATCATAGTTATCCCAGTCTATTACAATACCAATCTTCTCTCCTCTAGGAGATAATCTCATTTGGTATTTATATCTTAAATTAGTTGTGAGTTTATTAGCTCCCACAACGTATTCACTATGAAAGTTTTCCTTAATCTCAGTATTGATTCTCTTAATTATATTATTAAACGTTACCTCCAGTTTAAATGTAAGATAGTAGTTTAGTTCAAAGATTTGTTCGACTACTTTATTATAATTCTCAAAGTTAGCCAATATATTCACCCCAATCTATTAGTGATTTGTAACGGCTATCTTAAAAAAATAAAACCCCTAGGAGAATGAACTCCTAGGGGAAATTGTATTATTTCTTTGCAGAACTGATTAAATGATGATCGAGATCAATCTTATTCAAATCAGGGTAGATATCTGCATAATACTTTGTAGTACCATTGATCACAGTAGATAAACGAATTA